ATACGATCCGTATCGGCTTGCGCCTCGGGCGCCGGATCAGATTGTTCTGCCGTTCGTTCGGCCGGACACGCCCGTAAACACGCACCCGGCGGGCCTTATACAGGAGGCAGGCGACGAGTTCATTATCACCGAGGACGGTGATGAGTATTTGGAGATCTGATGGATGACTAACGTACCCAGCAATCTGATCCCCACGCGAGTTACCCAGCTTCCGCTTGCCCCGGTTGCCGATCCCGACAGCTTGATGATGATTGTCTACCAGGGCAATAATTATCAGATTCGCGTTGGAGACTTGCTTTCGGTTGCCGGTGTGCCGATTACGACGCAAGTCATTGCTGGAACGGGTATGGCTGGCGGCGGTGCGCTTTCGGGCAACGTCACGCTCAGCGTTGCTGTCGGCGGGATTGGAACCACGCAGCTTGCTAATTCCGGCGTGACGGCTGGGGTTTACGGCACGGCAACAGACATTCCCGTCTTCACGGTTGACGCCACTGGCCGCGTAATGTCGGCGACAACTATTCCCGCGACGATCTCGGGCTATGTCCCGACAACGCGCCAAGTGATTGCCGGAACGGGTTTGACGGGCGGCGGGGCGCTAAGCGCCAATGTGACGCTTACTGCTGACTTGTCCAGCTCGACGCCTCTCACGGGGTTTCAGAGCGGGTCTGCGGGCTCTGCCACTACGATGAGCCGGTCTGATCACACGCATCCTCAAGTCGACCTCTCTGATGACGATCAGGTAGACAACCTTCTTGGCCTGAACAACGGGGGCACGGCAAAGAGCATTGTGGCTGCCGCCGGCGCTATTATCTGGTCTGGCGCTGATGGCTTGTATGTGGGCCCTGTTGGGTCTTCCGGTCAGGTCCTGGTCTCGGGTGGCGCTGGAGCCCCGACATGGGGCTCTGCAATTGTGGTGTCGGATCAAGCCGCCAATGTGGTCTACGCAGGCCCAACGGCAGGTCCGGCGGCTCCTACGGCTTTCCGCGCTTTGGTCAATGCGGACCTTCCGGCTTCTGGCGTCTCAGCCAATACCTATGGGTCATCGAGCTTAATTCCGATTCTTACCGTTAACGCTCAGGGTGTTGTTACCAACGCATCGACAACTGCATTTGGTGGCGGAACCGTAAGCAGCGTTGATGTCAGCGGCGGCACAACCGGCCTGACAACCAGCGGCGGACCCATTACCACATCCGGCACAATTACCCTTGCCGGAACGCTTGCAATTGCTTCCGGCGGCTCAGGTCAGACAACAGCACAAGCGGCATTGAACGCTTTTGCGGGTGCGGTCACAAGCGGATCGTATCTACGGGGCAACGGCACAAATGTGGTGATGGACACCATACAAGTCGCTGATGTGCCTACTCTGAATCAGAACACAACTGGCACAGCCGCGGGGCTGTCTGCGACTTTGGCAATCGCCTCTGGTGGTACGGGCCAGACAACGGCTTCGGCGGCGTTCAACGCTCTGTCGCCTGTTACCACGGCTGGCGACTTGATCCTTGGAACGGGTGTTAACACGGCAAGCCGGTTGGCAATTGGCTCCAACGGCTACCTGCTCACCTCCAACGGAACCACCGCGTCATGGGCGGCAGCGCCGGCGACGGGTGTAACCAGTGTTGCTCAGACGTTTACTGGCGGCATTGTCAGCGTTGCTGGCTCACCAATTACGACGACAGGCACACTCGCCCTTACTGTAGCGGGCACTTCGGGCGGCATTCCCTACTTCAGCTCGGGCACCACATGGGCGACCTCTGCGGCCTTGACGCAGTATGGCGTTGTTTATGGCGGTGGCGCGGGCGCTGCACCTGTTGCAACGGCTGCTGGCACTGCCGGACAGATTTTAACTTCAGCCGGAGCCAGCGCGCCAGCTTGGGGCAGTCTTGATGGGGGCACGTTCTGATGCTGGAAGAGCTGATTGTTCGTATCTTCAAGGCCCGCGATCAGGCGCACATGCGGCACTGGGCAACTGATTCGTATTCTGAACACAAGGCGCTTGGCCACTACTATGAGGGGATCATAGACAAGTTGGACAAGATCGTGGAAGCCTACCAGGGCGGGTTTGGGCTGGTGGAAAACTTGCCGGATGAGAACAAGAACGCTACAGAGTTAGTCAAGGATGAGATGCTTTGGCTCGTTGCGAACAGGGCTGAGATCGCAAAGGATGTTCCGGCATTGGAAAACCTGATCGATGATCTTACTGCTCTCCACATGAAAACCCTCTATAAACTCGAAAACCTGAGGTGATATGATGGCCGCCAGTGGATACACTCCGATCCAGTTGTACCGCACAACGACTGCCGCAGCGGTTCCGTTGACCGCCAATCTTGCGCCGGGTGAGCTTGCGATTAACATCGCCAATGGCGATATGGCGTTGTTCGCTGAGAACGCCAGCGGAACCGTTACGCGCTTGATCAACAACCCGGTGGGGCTGTTGTATCCAACGGCTGACGGAACCGCGGGTCAGATCGTTAAAACTGACGGCGCTGGGGTTCTATCTTTTGTAGCCGCGGCTTCTGTTGCTCCAGCAGGTGCGCAGATCTACACCGCGCTTAACTTTGGAGGATTTTGACCATGCCCGTCACCGCGACACCAATCTTTGCCCAAACACCGTATGCCAAAACGCTTACGCTTGCTGCGCAAACAGCGTGTACTACTCGCGCCCCAACGGCTACAGCATCGCTTGCTGGGGCTAACATCACAGCCTTTGTTCCGGTATCTACCAACGGACTGAGGATTGACTCCATCCAGGTCAACGCCGTTGGCACGGGCATCACCACCGCAAACGCAGCCAACCTCGTTGATATCTGGATGTGGGACGGCACAACTGCTTTTATGATTTTGGAAATCGCGGTTACGGCAGTGACTCCGAGCACAACGTCAGCGTCGTTTACCACGACCTACACGTTCCCGGCATCGCTGGTGCTGCCTGCTGCATTTGCTTTGTATGCCAGCACGACGGTGACTACCACTGCGGCTGGCACTGCGTTGCAGGTCACAGCGTATGGTGGAGCCTACTAAAATGCCAACGGTCTCTTCTGCATTTGGTTACAATACGGTTGTGCAGCCGATTATTTCGGGAATGACCGTTACTGATGGCTATACGGAAGAGACGGTAACGGCCAACACCAACACGGCCTACACGATTTCTTTTCTGAACGGCACGCTGCAAATCTTGACGCTGACGGGCAACTGCACGTTTAGTTTTCCAACGGCTACAGCGGGGAAATCGTTCACGTTGTTTCTGAAACAGGACGCTACGGGCAGCAGGACCGCAACGTGGCCTGCGTCTGTGAAATGGCCGTCTTCCACGGCGCCAACAATTACGGCTACCGCCAGCAAAGGGGACAAGTATGTCTTTACCGCTGATGGGACGTATTGGTGGGGGTCAAACGCAGGTCAGGTGTATCTCTGATGTTTAGCTCAGCCGCAGCCCAGATTCCCGTTGGCTCTCCCGCCCGCGCTATTGCTATTGCTCACAGCACTTCACCTTATGTGTCAACCTACCCATGGTCAGGTTCAGGCTTTGGAACCAAGTATAGCGATCCTGCTACCCTTCCTGCTGGCACCGGAAATGGCGTAGCGTTTAGCCATGACAGCACTGCTATTGCTGTTGCTCACGCCACTTCACCTAATGTATCAGCCTACCTTTGGTCGGGTTTAGGTTTTGGGACTTATCAGAGCCCTCCAGCTACCGTTCCTGCCGGCATCGGCAATGGCGTAGCGTTCAGCCCTAACGGCTCTGCTATTGCTGTTGCTCACGCCACTTCACCTTTTGTGTCAGTCTATCCATGGTCAACAGGTTCTGGTTTTGGAACCAAGTATAGTAATCCTGTTACCCTTCCTACCGGCATCGGATATGGCGTTGCATTCAGCCCTAACGGCTCTGCAATTGCTATTGGTCACGCTACTTCACCTTTCGTATCAGCCTACCCCTGGTCAGGTGCAGGCTTTGGAACCAAGTATAGTAATCCCGCCACCCTTCCTGCTGGCACCACACGTAGTGTAGCGTTCAGCCCTGACAGCTCTGCTATTGCTGTTACTCACGACCTCACACCTTTTGTATCAGCCTATCCATGGTCAACAGGTTCTGGTTTTGGAACCAAGTATAGCAATCCTGCAACCCTTCCTGCCAATAGCGGATATGGCATAGCGTTTAGCCCTAATGGTTCCGCTATTGCTGTTGCTCACAGCACTTCACCTTATGTGTCAGCCTACCCGTGGTCCGGTTCAGGCTTTGGCACCAAGTATAGCAATCCTGCCACCCTCCCTACTGGCAACGGACTTGGCGTAGCGTTCAGCCCTGACAGCTCTGTTATTGCTGTTGCTCACGCCACTTCACCTAATGTATCAGCCTACCCCTGGTCAAGTTCAGGCTTTGGAACAAAGTATAGCGACCCTGCCACTCTCCCTACCGGTGCCGGAAGTAGCGTAGCGTTCACCTCGGGCGGCTATCCAATTCAGCAGCTTGCTGTTGCTCACGGCTCTACGCCCTTTGTATCAACCTACCCCTGGTACAGTTCTGGTTTTGGCACCAAATATGCCAATCCAGCTACCCTTCCTACCGCCGAGGGATTTGACGTTGCGTTCAGTCCCAGCGGCTCTGCTATTGCTGTTGGTCACAACTCTTCACCTTTTGTGTCAGCCTACCCCTGGTCAATTTCCGGCTTTGGAACCAAATATACCAACCCTGCTACCCTTCCTACCGGCTACGGATCAGGCGTAGCGTTTAGCCCTGACAGCACTGCTATTGCTGTTGCTCACGGCACTTCACCTTATGTGTCAGCCTACCCGTGGTCAGGTTCTGGTTTTGGGGCCAAGTATAGCGATCCTGCTACCCTTCCTACCGGCACCGGACTTGGCGTAGCGTTCAGCCCTGACAGCACTGCTATTGCTGTTGCTCACAGCACTTCACCTTATGTGTCAGCCTACCCGTGGTCAGGTTCAGGCTTTGGAACCAAATACAGCAACCCAGCTACCCTTCCTACCGGTACTGGAAATGGCGTTGCATTCAGCCCTAACGGCTCTGCTATTGCTGTTGCTCACACCATTTCACCTTTTGTGTCAGCTTATCCCTGGTCAGGTTCAGGCTTTGGAACCAAGTATAGTAATCCTGCTACTCTTCCTACCGGCATCGGATATGGCGTTGCATTCAGCCCTAACGGCTCTGCAATTGCTATTGGTCACGCTACTTCACCTTTCGTATCAGCCTACCCCTGGTCAG